GGCATGCACCAAGAGGGAATGCAAACGAATCACCACACTCACCACACTTGTGCAATCGCACCCGCTCCGCGGACAGCCCATCAATCGGCCCGTGTCGTTCAATGTTACCACCATAATCCAGCACCAGACAGTCTTTCTTGTCAGGGTGTATACGCAATCCTCGGCCAACAATCTGGGCGTACAGTCCTTTGCTCAACGTAGGACGCAACATCACGATGCAATCGACATGCTTGGCATTGAACCCTGTGGTGTACACGTCAATGTTGATTATCATTCGCAATTTGCGATTCTTAAATAGCTCCACAATTCGGTCACGTTCTTTGACTGGAGTCTTTGCTGTAACGATGGGTGCATTGTATCCCGCTGCCAACAGGCATTGGTTCACATGCTCGCAGTGCTGTTGATTGACGCAAAACCACATTACACCCTGCCTGTTTTCTCGCTCAATGGTTTCCAGCGATTCGGTGACAGCACGTTTCACCACTCCAGGCACATCAACAACAGATGCCAAGCTGGACGTAATGAAATCCCCCTTGGAGTTTTTACGAACCTTTGACACATCCGGCGCACGTTCGATTCTGGATCGCAACTTGCACAGATAGCCGTCGTCCATGAGCTTGCCGATTGGTGCGGAGTAGACCAGATCCGTCAGTGCGAAATCGTCGTGGCAAATGTCGCCAGAGTCCATACGGTACGGCGTTGCGGTTAATCCCACCACACGCAGGCTTGGATTCCTCGTTTTGAAGTTGTCGAGTAGCTTCTGATACTTGGTTCCAGCCTTTGGCGATATGCAATGCGCCTCGTCAATGATGACAACGTGAGGCACGAGTATCGCATCCGGTTTGTTTACCAGCGAGTCAATGGATGCAAAGATAACAGGATGATCCGTGTCCTTGCGCCTGAGTCCCGCAGCGTAGATGCCACAATCAGCTTCTGGACACATGCCTTTGAGTTCGTCGTGGTTCTGTTGCACGAGTTCTTTGCGGTGGGCCAGCACCAACACACGCTTGCCACGGTTCACCGACCATAGCCGACATAGTTCTGCCACCACGAGACTTTTTCCAGATCCGGTAGGCAAGTCCACACACGGGTTCCCGTCCTTTGCGCATAGGTAGTCGCGTATCGCGTCAACGGCCTGTTGTTGGTAGTAGCGGAGTTTCAAAACAAATCTTGTTCTTTTTCTAGTTTTGCATTTTCGATTCTGCTCTTGGCAATCTCGAAATACTTGTCATCCTTCTCAATGCCGATAAAACTCCGGTTCAAATTCACGCAAGCAACACCTGTTGTCCCGCTTCCCATTGTGAAATCAAGCACCGTCTCTCCTTCGTCGGTGTAGGTCTTGATTAGGTATTCCATCAAGGCAACTGGTTTTTGTGTTGGATGGCCATTTCCTTTGTGGCGATTAGGAACAGACTTGATCTCTATGTGATTATTTGGATGCTTTAATTTGTAATCATACCTATTTGGGGTTTTATTGTATTTCCTGCCATCTGTGGCCGTCGAACTTGAATCAACGCTTTTGTATGAAAATCGTTTCAGCTCTTTTTCCGTTCTTTCAATCATTTGCGGTTTGTATGCAGTCTTACCATGCCCAAATATAACAATATCCTCTGTTACCCGCATAGGCTGATATTTTGCAATCATTGTGCCTGTCGGTTGCGACTTTTTCCAGACCCAACAATACTTAAACATCTTCATATTTGAAGCAATCAGAGTTGTAGTAAACGGTTGGCTTGCCGTCATAACAATAGCCCCATTTGGTTTAATAACCCGTTTCAACTGCTCCCACATTGGCGCAAGTGGAATGATGCTGTCCCATTTACAGGCCGTTGTCCCATATGGTGGGTCTGTCATCACCATGTCCACGCTACCGTCAGGCAACTTCGCCATTTCTTCTAAACATTCACCGTATATCAATTCCATCTTCATCTCCGATGTTCCGATTGTCGGAACGTCTTATTGTTCTTGTTTCCTATTGTCGGAAGTGCGCCTAGAACGGCGCATCCTCGCGTCCAATCACATCACCACAGAACATGTTCTTAATCATGTTCTCTGCATTGTCCTGCTGTATGAGTGCCTTGGTGTAGAACGTCATCGCCTCGGATGTCACGTCATTCGGCCCTTGCATAAACTCATGACCAGATTCGTGCCTATAACGTATCCCGTTATGCTCTTCGTCGTATTCAATCGGTTCAGCAAAATGAACAAAGTCTGGCAGGAACACATGTTGGTCGCATGCCTTTAGTTGTGCGCCAAAATCCAATGCACGGTTGTCTCGCTTGCAGTACAACTGACCAGAATCCAGTCTTGCATGGACGCATTGACGGCACGTAATACGCTCAACAGGGACGGCTGCCACTTTCTGGTCACGTTCTTTGCTGTGTGACTTGCACATATTCTTGAACGAACACCATGAGCATTTCCAACCTGGACTGGCTATTGGGTCATGCGTTGTGTCAATGATCGTTTTAGCCCGTTCCATCATGGATTCGGCAAACGCTTGGTCGTAGGATACAATCTCGGTGTAGATGTCATCGTTGTTTTTGTTCACAACGACCAGCAAGCCTTTACGCAACGGCGTCTTGCCCTTCACGCAGTGCATGTACACCTGCATCTGTGCGTAGTATTCCGGCTTTGTGGATTGGACACCATTATTCTGCAATGACTCAAATGACTTTTCGTTTGCAGATTTGCATTCTAACAGGTGTGGCTCACCATCAATGATGATGACGCCATCAATGTGTCCCCGGAACATCCCGTCATGCGCCTCGAAGCCATACTGCCCACCATCAGGCTTTTGGTTGATGACCTTGTATCCAGCCAACCGCAGATCTCGGATGATTCGATCTTCCTCTACATTGCCGTGGTCGAAGATGCGGTAGGTGCGACCATTGAACTGATTTTTTGTTTGGGCGTGTCGAAAGTCATACCAAACAGATTTAGCACACTCTCTTCCTACACCAGACGCACCCAGGTACTCCCGTGGAGGCTCGGCGTCCTTTTGCCGTTGTATGGCATCAAATACAGCTTCTCGTATATCAGTCATTTGTTTTGTCCTTTTGCTAACCTATAGACCTATTTCTTGTAAAGACTTTTGGTACTCCGCATACAACCTGTCAATGGTTATGGGTATCATAGAGTCTTTTTGTTTTGCGGTTTTTGGATTAGGGCATTTATCTAAACTCCTAAAAAACCTAAGTTTAAACGGATGCTCTACTTCACCAATATCTTCGTTCAAACCATGTTGCCACCCTCTTCTATACGAGTCCTCCATAATTCTCGCCATAAACTTCACAATGGCTTTCTTTTGGCGTTTAGGTATTGAAGATAAGTCTAAATGTATTCCTTCATGAATATTACTCATCTCCAAGAACCTCGTCCATGAACTTACGTGCTTTCTGTGCTGCGGTCTTGGTGTCGTGTCCAAGTCCCATGTAGTAACCCAGCAACAGGGACGACATGATGAACGGTTGCATTTTGTCACATACGTCGTCAGGCCAGGGCAGTGACCCTGCCAATGCGCTGGCTGCGGATATTACTTTCTGTCTTTCTTTCTTACGCATTGTTTACCTCTTTAGTTTTCGCGTTGTTCAACTTCCTTTGTTCATGATAACCTTGCCAAACTGCGCCATGGTTAAACGGATAATATGGACATTCTTGTTGAGAATATGGAACACCATAATTATACCGAAATTCAGCCTCAGCCGGAGTGATTCCAGCATCATGTAAAAACTTTCCAAAATAACGTGATGCGTAAAGAAGCCTTATTTTATCATGATCGCTCATGACTCTGCATCCTCAGCATCAACGGATAGGGTTATATGCGTTCCCAAAAACTGTTGAAGGCTAAACGTCTTTTGTTCTTTAGGCACATCCGAATAGACTTTAACAATCTTTTCGTAATAACTTAATGGCAGTTCTGCTGTCACAATAACTGTTGCTTTATCTTCGTTTACTTTTACGATTTCCATGACTTCATGCTCCTTATTTGGGCTTGTTAACATTACTGACTTTCAGTAAAAATTTGCTCCGATGCGGTTCGTTACATCATCTCGGAGCCACAATGATTTGGATTAGAGGTAGTAGCAATGGTATACAACAGGTGGACTACTACCTCACCGCACAAACCGCATAACGTCTATGAAAGCCCACCTACCTGCAAACTAAATACTGAGTGACTTCAAAGGTTGCCGTGCCGTCTGTTTCGGCGTTCTTCATGGCTTCCTTTACATCAGATTCCATCGCGCCGATCTCACTGGGGTAAGACCACTTCTTACGGTTTGCGATGCTGAACACAACATCATTGCATTCAAACTTGCCGTCAGGGTGTTCGCTCACAATCTTCTGCACTTCTGTCTTGAGAGCCTTACGAGCTTCTTCAAGTGCTTTGATTTGCGTAGTCAAGTGAGCGTACTCCTCAACAGCAGAGAATTGCGCCTCGGTTACCATTCGGACGCACTCTCTTCCGGCTCTTCAGCCGGTGCTTGAACTGCATCAGCAACCACCTTCTTTTCGGCAGCTTGGATGGACTTGACGTCATTGTACTTGCCATCACGAACAGTAACGGTGATCTGGCAACGCTTGCCAATGTATTCGTCCTGTGTGGATGCAGGCGCAATGCCGATGGCCTGCGACAGCTTGTGGAGTTTGGATTTGCCAACCATGTTTGCCTTCGGATTTGGGTGTGTCAACCAGGCGTTGTCCCAAATCAAGCGTCCTGCACTTGTAGGCCCTTCGACCTTATAACAGACCTTGGCAAAGCTTGCATTTGATGTTTTGCCAGTCTCTTTATTGGTGCAGTCCTTCTGCTCGATTTTGATCGAGTCAATCACTGCGTCATACACGCCTTCCGGCAATGCAGAGTAGTCGT